CTGTCAATGCCGACAGCCGGAATATGACTCCGGCGCTGATGGAAAATCTTCGCATTACTACCAATACCGAAACTATTGGTTTCTTCATCCCTGGTACTAAGAGTCAACTGCGAAACCATGCAGCCGATGCGCTCAGCTTCGGCAAGAATGCAACCTCTGGTTGGTCGCTATGGACTCAAAAGTTCGAGCGCATCTACAAGGATGAGCAAGTTATCTCGATCCCTGGCGCCTTTAACTACTCTAACTACTTTATCGTCGCTTCTGGTGACGATCTCGCTGTGGACGACGAAGAGCTTGAGGTAACTGCGGATATGACTCGTGGTCGCATCGCTCGTGCATTTATGAACTATTCCTCGAGCAAGAAGACCAATCGCGTCTTCGTCACTAAGTTCGCTCAGGCGATTGCGTAAGTCATTGCTGCTCTGACAGATAAAGGCCATCAAAAGCCTATACAGAGTACCCAAAATAGTGTAGAATAGATCATAGTCAAATTACTTCTTCTTAATCAAAGTAACATGAGTACACCCACTAATCAGATCATTGCCGCTCTTGCCACCAAGTACCCCGGCGTCACTCAATTCAAGCGCAAGGTAGTTCACGAGACTGCACTGTCGCTTGGCTTCAATACCTACGCTGATCTCATCAGCGATGACTTCAAGGTCAGTCGTGGTGTCTACGACTACAGTCGTCTGCTCGCCAATGCAACGCCCGCTGCCGCTGTGGAAGCGCCAGCCGCTGCTGCGAAGCCTGCTGTTCTCAAACTTGCTTCTGCTGTCTCGTCAACTGTGAATGAAGATAGCTACATTCCGGATGCTGATCCGACTTACGTCAAGTGGGGTTCCTATGATGACGTGGCTCAGATCATTCGCTCCAAAACTTTCTATCCCATCTATATCGCCGGCCTTTCTGGCAACGGCAAGACTATGATGGTCGAGCAGGCTTGTGCTGCTCTCAACCGCGAGTATGTTCGCGTCCAAATTTCCCCGGAGACTGACGAGGATGATCTCATCGGTGGTTTCCGTCTTCTCAACGGTGAGACAGTGTTCGCCAAAGGTCCGGTCATTAAGGCCATGGAGCGCGGCGCTATTCTGCTCATTGACGAGATCGACCGTGCGACCAATAAGATTATGTGCTTGCAGGGTGTACTAGAAGGCAAGCCGATCTTGATTAAGAAGACCGGCGAAGTCATCAAGCCGTCTCCGGGGTTCAATGTTTTTGCTACTGCCAATACCAAAGGTAAAGGCTCAGACAGTGGCCACTTCGTAGCTGCTACTATTATTGACGAAGCCTTTCTCGAGCGCTTCGTGGCAACTATCGAGCAGCCTTATCCTACCCTTGCTACCGAGCGCAAGATTGTTCTCAAGCATATGGAAAAGTTTGGTCGCCGCGATGAAGACTTCGCCGATAAGCTTACCACGTGGGCTGAGGTCATCCGCAAGACATTCGCCGAAGACGGTGTAGATGAAGTTATCTCCACGCGCCGTCTCTGCCATATTGCTCATACCTATAAGATTTTTGAAGATCGTCTTAAGGCTGTGCAGATGTGCATCAACCGCTTTGACGAAGATACCAAGACTGCGTTCTTGGATCTCTACACCAAGATCGATCCGATGGTTCAGCCGCCTGCTCCTAAGACCGAAGTTCCTAATACAGTTCCTGCTCCTGCCCAGGCTGCAGCTGCTACGTTCTAAAAAAGTTTACACTATGCCCATTTTCTTGTTTACAAGTCATGGGTATAATGTATGATAGCTCTACAGTAACTGATCCACTACTGTAACTAAACTAAACAACCGGATCATTGATAAGGTAAGTAATACAATGAGTAAGTCGAATAACACCCAGAAGACCCGTCTGTTCAATCTCCTTGCCAAGGGCAATGAGGTTTCTATCGCTGAGGCCTCGCGCCGTCTGTCGATTGCCAATCCGAGCGCTGTTGTTTCAGCACTCCGTGAGGACGGCCATGTCATCTGGACCAATCGTCGCACCACGAAGACCGGCCAGACCGTCTTTGTTTATCGCTACGATGCTGCTCGCAGCGCCAGCAACCTGCGCTAAGTTCTAACGAACTTATGGCTGGAGGGTTAAAATCCTCCAGCCTTTTCTTTTTTACTAGTCATGAGCACTATTCTGTGGATACTTGGCGTGCTATGGTTCTTAGGAACTATTGCTGTTATCTACGGAATAATGACAGCCGAGGAAAACAATGATCCCGAAGAGTGGGATGGAAAGTAAAATTTTCTATGGCAGATCAATTAGGTCGCAAGTTTGATGCTGGCAAACCAGAATATGGTTTGATCCCTCCGAATGCACTCAACGAGTTGGCAGTTGTGCTGACTATTGGCGCGCAGAAATACGAGCGAGATAATTGGAAGTTTGTAGCTGATGGCGAACGTCGCTACTTTGATGCAATGCAACGCCATCTTTGGGCGTTCAAGCGCGGCGAGCGTTTAGATCCTGAAACCGGCCGTCATCATCTGGGCCATGCTATGGCTTGTCTTTTTTTCCTTTACGAGCTTGAGACTAAAGCATATGATGCTAGTGAACAAATTACTAAATGAAACTATCTGAAACAACTATCGATATCCTGAAGAACTTTTCGGCAATCAATCCGAATATGGTCTTCAAGGAAGGTACCACCGTTTCGACTATTGCTGAAGCCAAGAATATCATGGCATCCGCAACTATCGAAGAGCGCATTCCTCGTGAGTTCGGCATCTATGATCTCAACGAGTTTTTGTCCACCATCAGCCTGATCGAGAATCCTACACTCGACTTTGGCAAGGATTCCATCGCGGTCAGCGATGATTCGTCATCCATCGAATATTTCTACTCCAGCCCAGAGGTTCTGACAGCTCCTACAAAGAATGTCAGTATGCCCAAGGCTGAAGTAAAGGTCACACTGACTGCTGACCAGATCAACAAGATCAAGAAGGCTGCTTCTGTGTTGGGTCACCCAACGCTACAGTTCTCAGGCAAGAACGGTGTAATTACCGCCAAAATTGTTGATCTGAAGAACACTACCGCTAATAAATACAGCGTAGTGATCGATGAGAAGAATGCTTGTAAAGAGGTCTTCTCGTTTGTCATCGTAATCGGGAATCTGAAAATGCTTCCTGGTGACTACACGGTCTCGATGAGCTCGAAGCTCATCAGCCATTTCAAGAATAATTCAATTCCTGTCGAGTATTGGATTGCTCTTGAAAAAGATTCGACGTTCGGTTCCTAAGAAGTCGAATTAACCTAGGTACAAAACAACAATGGAAACCCAAACACAACCAACCGCTACAACCACAACTACCGAGCAGTCTGCCACGCCTCCTCAGCTGGGTCTCAATGACCTCGCCGCTGTCGTGCAGATGATCGACGTTTGCTCCAAGCGTGGAGCTTTCGAGGGCCCTGAGCTTTCCGCAATCGGAACTCTTCGCACTCGTTTTGTCGAGTTCCTGAAGGCTAACACGCCTAAGGATCAGCAAGGTGGCGCCGCTGCTCCTGCAGCTGGTGTGGAGACCGTCCCTGGCGACGCTCTTCCGCAAGGCTAATAGCGTAGATCCGATCGGACTTTTGGCGCGTAGTCTTTAAACAACGCGCCACTTTTTTGACTAACTTTATTATGAGCAACATCCCTAACAGTCCTGAAGATCGCAAGGCGATCCGTGCAGCGTGTGAGCAGATTTCTGAAGAGCTCACTACTATCCAGACCTCAAAGTCGCAGATCAAGGAGATCCTTAAGGCGCTTGAGGACAAGTATAAGATGCCCAAGCGCACACTGAAGAAGGTCGCGCTTCTCTATCACAAGCAGACAGCAGTCGAGTTTGAAAACGAGACAGCTGAAATCAAATCCATTTACAAGTCGATTACTTCCTGATTAGATTCTATCTAATATGAGTAATCAATCTGCAGAATTTCTGTGGGTAGAAAAATACCGCCCGCAGAAGATCAGTGACTGTATTCTTCCGGATGCGCTGAAGAAGACATTTCAGGCCATCGTGGATTCTGGTGAGATGCATAATATGCTTCTTACCGGCACCGCTGGTCTAGGCAAGACTACAGTTGCGCGGGCGCTGTGCAATGAACTCGATCTTGACTACATTCTGATCAACGGTTCAGAAGAATCTGGTATCGATGTTCTGCGCAACAAGATCAAGCAGTTTGCATCTTCGATCTCGCTGACAAACAGCGGATCGAAGGTCGTGATCCTCGATGAAGCTGACTATCTCAATCCTCAGTCAACGCAGCCAGCGCTGCGCGGCTTCATCGAGGAATTCTCCAACAACTGTCGGTTCATTCTGACCTGCAACTTCAAGAATCGAATCATTGAACCGCTGCATTCTCGCTGTGCTGTCATTGAGTTTAATACCTCGAAGAAAGACATGGCCGGGCTTGCAGCCAAGTTCATGACTCGTCTTGAAAACATTCTCAGTAATGAGAACGTCAAGTTCGATAAGAAGGTCATCGCTGAACTGATTATGCGGTACGCACCTGATTGGCGCCGCGTGCTGAATGAGTGTCAGCGTTACTCTTCATCTGGTCAAATCGATACCGGCGTGCTGTCTAATCTGAGCGATGTAAACATCAGCGCTCTGATGAAAGCCTTGAAGGAAAAAGACTTCAAGACGATGCGTGCTTGGGTTGTCAATAACATTGATCTCGAGCCTGCTGCGATCTTCCGCAAGGTGTACGATAATGCTATGGACTTCGCGAAGCCTCAGTCAGTTCCGCAGGTCATTCTGATTCTTGCAGAATATCAGTACAAAGATGCGTTTGTGGCTGACCATGAACTCAACCTTGTTGCTTGTATGACTGAACTGATGGCGTCCGTTGAATGGAAGTAATTTTATGTGGCCGAATATGAATCCAGCAAAGGCGTATGGCACAATGGAATGTGTCTTTTCCACGCCCGAGCTTAATTTGATTATCGGTAAGCGTTACGATATTCTGGAAATCGATCCAGTAGCTCTTGACAAGGATAACTCAATATTTCAGTATCTTGTGAAGAATGAGTATCATCAATATGTCTGGGTAGATACTGAATACCTAAAAGACTTCATTCCGCGCTCATGAGTCCGTTTGACTATCTAAACAGCATCAATGATACTAAGGTTAATCTGATGGTAGATGAAGCTTCAGAAAAAGCTTATCCGCCATTTATGATTAACCGCGGTTTATCGTACTTTCCTGATACTGTATTGCTAGCAAATGAGATGAACCGCTTGCACCATGCTCCAAAGCCAATGCAATATGCGTTTCTTATAAATACTGTTCGTAAGAAGAAACGCTTCAGCAAATGGCTTAAACCCCAGGAGCACGAAGACCTCTTGATTGTCAAAGAATACTATGGCTACAGTAATGAAAAGGCTAGGTCTGCTTTGTCAGTCTTGAGTGCAAAACAACTACAAGATATTCGCAAGAAATTAGACAAAGGTGGAAAAAGCAAATCAAGAAGTCAAAGCGCAACCTAGCGTAATTGCTGAGGATGTTCCAGTAGAATGGACTCCAGCAATGATGCTTGAGGTCACGCTAAATCAGCCTGATGACTTCCTGAAGATCCGCGAAACACTCACCCGTATCGGTGTTGCATCTAGAAAAGAAAGCAACAAGCTTTACCAGTCATGTCATATCTTGCATAAACAAGGGCGTTACTTCATTGTTCACTTTAAAGAATTATTTTTACTGGATGGCAAGCCGTCCAACCTCACTGTCAATGATCTCCAACGCAGAAATACTATTAGTACTCTGCTATCTGACTGGGGTCTTGCTACAATCGTAAATCCCGAGCAGTGCAAAGACAAAGCACCGTTACGCCAGATTAAGATTATCCCACACCGCGAAAAAGCGAACTGGGAATTGCTGCCGAAATACAGTATCGGTAACGCAAAGTCTGATAAATAAGTTTGTCGGCAATTCCGCCGGCAACCAAGGATGCCCAATCGGGGTTCTTGGAGTTAGTAAACATAACCTTGCTAGAAATAGGAGGAACCTAAGATGACAACACAACTGTATACCACCACAACTGGTACTGGCACGTACTCGTTCCCAACATCCTCGTTCGTAGGATTTGAGCGTATGTTCGATGAGCTCTCCCGCACAGCGGCCGCAGCTACGAACAGCAACTATCCACCACATAACATCGTCAAGCTCGACGAAGACAACTATCTGATCGAGATTGCTGTGGCAGGATTCAAGAAGGAAAACATCGATATCCAGCTCAAGGATTCGATCCTCACAGTAAAGGGCAAGAAGGAAGACGATAGAACTTACTCTCACAAGGGTATTTCTTCTCGTGAATTCACTCGCACCTTTACTCTTGGTGAGTACGTTCAGGTGAACGGAGCAGATCTAGAAGATGGTATCTTGGCTATCAAGCTCGAGCGCGTAGTTCCTGAAGAGGAGCGTCCTCGTGTTATTGAGATCGGCAAGAAAGTTGAAGTTAAGAAGAAGTCCTTTCTGAAGGACTAACTCTAATAGTTAGTTAATTAACTGCGGCGATCTAACTGGTCGCCGCTTTTTTGTTTACAGACACGAGCAACCTGTTACAGTATTCTTATGACGTTTTACACCCATGTTTTCTCTGGGCGCGGTGGTATTCATTATCGCGGCTACAAAGATGGAGTTCGTGTTAAGCAGAAGTTCAAGTTCAAGCCCACGATGTTTAAGGCAGCAGATCCTGCCTTTCCAGTTAGTGACTGGGTGTCGCTTGAAGGCCAGCAACTTCGCGAAGTTAAGTTTGACTCGATTGCCGAAGCAAATGCTGAAATTGCTAGTTGCAAAGATACTGGCCGCAAAATCTGGGGCAATGCCCGCTGGACATCGCAGTTCATGCAGTCGATGTTTCCAGATACTATTCTCTTTCAGCGCGATCTGATCCAGGTTGCTAGCCTTGACATTGAAACGCGCTCGGACAACGGCTTTCCGAACGTAGATACTGGCGACCAAGAAATTCTGGCAATCGGCCTCAAGAATAGCAATGAGGATTGCTTTCATCTGTGGTGTCTCAAGCCGTTCGATGATTCTCAGAAGCTTGTTAAGAATCGCGTGGAGGTTCATCACTTCAAAGACGAAAAGTCTATGCTACTTGACTTCCTCAAGTGGTGGGCGAATCCCAAGAATACTCCGGACATCGTGACTGGCTGGAACAGCCGCCTGTTCGATATGGCGTATCTGTATGCTCGGCTGTGCCGTGTGCTGGGCGTTGAGCTTGCGAATCATCTTTCGCCTTGGCAGGTTTGTGAATCTGAAAAGATTAACTTCAAAGGTAAGTCGCAGGAAGCTACCTTCATCGATGTCAAAGGTGTTGCTCAGCTTGACTATCTTGATCTGTTCAAGAAGTTCACGACACACACTTATGGCAATCAGGAATCCTACAAGCTTTCTCATATTGCTAAGGTTGTCCTAGGCGACGACAAGATTCAGTACGATGGCACGCTGCAAGAATTGTACGACCGCGATCCACAGACATTCTTCAACTACAACTTGAAGGACGTCGAACTGATCGAGCGCTTCGAGGACAAACTCGGTCTGATTACTCTCGCGCTGACACTGGCGTATATCGGTGGCGTGAACTACATCGATACTCTTGGCACGACTGCGATCTGGGACTCGATCATCTACCGCGACTTATGCAAGCGCAAGGTTGCTGTTCCAGCCGTTGCTCACAAGATCAAGCAGGAATACCCAGGCGGCTACGTAAAGGATGTCATGGTCGGCAAGCACGACTGGGTATGCTCGTTTGACGTTAACTCGATGTACCCCAATCTGTTTGTCCAGTATAATATGTCTCCGGAAACGATTGTTGGCCAGTTCGAGGACATCACTCCAGGAATCAATCCAGATGTTTTGCTGAATGATCTGGAATTCACCCCGAGGCATAACACAATCATGGCTGCGAACGGTGTTCACTTCCGAACCGATGTTCAAGGCGTGATTCCTCGCTTGGTCGAAGGCATCTACAATCAGCGCGTTACTCTTAAGCAGGCGATGCTTGCTGAAAAGAAGAAGCTCGAACTCATTCCGAAGGCTGACAAGATTGCTCGTGCTCAATGTGAACGCGAAATCTCGCGGCTTGAAAACCATCAGATCGCCGTCAAGATCCTACTGAACAGTTTGTACGGTGCTTGTGGTAATGTTTACTTCCGTTACTTCGATATCCGCGTGGCTGAAGGCATTACTCTTACTGGTCAGACTGCAATCCGTTCTGCTGAAAAGGCTGTCAACGAATTTCTGAACAAGACACTCAAGACCGATAATGTTGACTACGTGATTGCTATCGATACCGACTCGCTGTACGTAGCAATGGACAAGATCGTTCAGAAGTTCGCGCCGAAGAATCCCTGCAAGTTCCTTGATGAATTCTGTAAGAAGGCTGTCGAACCAGTGCTCGAGCAAGCAATGAATGAGCTCGCAGCCAAGACATTCTGTCCAAAAAATCGAATGGTAATGAAGCGCGAGGCAATCGCTGACCGCGGTATCTGGACCTCGAAGAAGCACTACATCCTGAACGTGCTGAACAACGAAGGCGTGCAGTACGCAGAACCGAAGATCAAGATGATGGGTATCGAGGCTGTCAAGTCTTCTACTCCGGAAGTATGCCGCGACGAGATGACTGATATGTTCAAGCTCATTATGGGCGGCACAGAATCTGATGTTCAGAAGGCAGTCGCTGATTTTCGCGAGCGTTTCTTTGCTTTGCCTGCTTCTGCTATCTCGTTTCCACGCGGCGTCAGTGATATCGACAAGTGGCAAAGTAATTCAGACATCTACACCAAGGGTACGCCGATCCATGTGCGCGGCGCTTTGCTCTACAATCACTTCATCGAAACTAATGGCCTTACTCGTAAGTACCCGCTAATCACTAATGGCGATAAGATCAAGTTTACTTATCTCATCACACCGAATCCTCTGCAGGAAAACGTGATTGCTTTCCCTGAAGAACTTCCGAAGGAAATGGCGCTCGACAAATACATTGACCGCGAGCTTCAGTTTCAGAAAACCTTTCTCGATCCGCTTGAGCCCATCTTCGGCGCTATCAAGTGGCGCGCTGAAAAAGTCGCATCTCTTGAAGACTTCTTTTCTTGATTTGCAAACCGATCCAACCGATATAAGATACTGTTATGTTCAAACTAATATACCAATCCAAAGAGTACAGCAGCGCGTCTCTGTACCAGCCAGCAAAGCGCGTCGAAATGACGCTTGACTCCACTGAATTGACAACCGATGAACTATGCCAATTTTTTGGTGATTTCATCAAAGGTTGCGGATATATCCTCGATAAAAATGAGCGCGTTGAAATCGTTAAAGATGAAAGCGATGAAGTTACTTTTGCTGATGACTACAATAATCAGACTGCCGGTGACGACGAGTTTTCTCGAAGCCTAGATGCTGACGCGGATCAATTTTGTAATGAGTTTGCTAATGGCATGATTAACGAAGAGTTTACGGACAATGAGAACGTAGACACCACTGGCTACGAGCCTATTGCAGAGACACCGAAGGAAGTTCAGACGGAATTTAACTTCAACAAGGAGACACAATGAGCTGCATCTGGGTACAGGACATCGCTGATATGCACCGCAAGTTCGGTGTCAATGATGCAGTACGCAAGATGGATGCTGATAAGCTAAAAGCATTTTTGGAGTTTCGCATTCGTTTCCTACAAGAAGAACTTGACGAGATGCGAAACAGCAATGATCCTGAAGAAGTAACGGACGCGCTAATCGATCTGTGTGTGGTTGCTATCGGGACTATGGATGCGCTTGACATCAATGCTCACCAAGCTTGGGACGAAGTTCACCGCGCAAATATGTCTAAGCAAGTTGGCATCAAGGCTTCACGGCCGAACCCGCTTGGCTTGCCAGACTTAATTAAGCCAAAAGGTTGGATTGCTCCATTTCATACTGGTAATATCGGTTTGCTTGAAAAGCTTAAGTGAAGTATTCTCTGACAGTATTTGATTCCATCTTCGATAACAAGACGCACAAGCGTATTGACTTCAAGACCTGGGATGAATTTGAGGCATTGCTTTACCGGCTGTCTAACATGGCCGGTTACAAAGCAAAGAAAGGCGAGAAGAAGAAATCTTCTTCGCTAATCTCGCCTGCAATCTACCAGCCCAACTCGACTCGTGCCAATTCAAACGTCACTGCATGGGCGAGTTGGGCTGCGTTAGATGTGGACAATGCCACAGGCACAATCGAGACGATGCTCGCTCCTTATCGTGAGTATCACTTTGTCTGCTACTCTACTGCCTCTTCAACTATCGAGAAGCCAAAGTTTCGTCTGGTATTTCCACTGACGAACCATGTGCAGGCAGAGAACATCCGTCATTTCTGGTATGCGCTGAACAAGCAGTTCAATTCTATTGGTGATGAGCAGACCAAGGATCTCAGCCGTATGTACTACGTGCCTGCGAAGTATCCGAATGCTCACAACTTCATCTTCACTAACAAAGGTAGGACTATCGATCCGTACGAGCTGATGGCTCAGCATCCGTACATTCAGAAGCAGTCGAACAGCGTACTTGATGGTCTGCCGCAGCATATGCGAGACGCATTACTCGAGGCGCGCAAGGAACGAATGACAAATCGAGATATCCGCTGGACTTCGTACCGCGACTGTCCGTTCATCAATAAAAAGTTGCTGAACGAGTATCGTTCTATTGCAGGAATTGACGGCAGCGGCCGTTATCGAATGATCTACAAGCTGATGACAAGTATAGCTTGCAATGCTGTCAAGCGCAAGTATCCGATCACCGCCAAGCAGATTTCTACGCTGATCCGCGAGCTCGACAATGACACCGCGCGAATCTACCAGCGCAGACCGCTGGATGTAGAGGCAGATCGTGCTATTGAGTATGCATTCAAGAACGCAGATAGCTGAGTATCAACGGGTTAGAAAAACTTAGTACGCCCGTTGATAGTCAATGGGTTATGTACTTTTGAGTAGTTTACTTTTCCGCGCGAGTGTGTAGGATATTGCCATGATGAAGATCCTGCTCCAAACTCAAATCCATGAGAACTACGGCGCCCATGACTGGGACGGCACCGGCAAGTGCCCTCAGTATTGGAAGGCCAAAGGTGGCAATGATATCGAGATTGACCGCGAGCTGACTTGGAATGAGTCGGCCGACACCGAGCTCGTCAAATCGCTGGTCAAGGCCGCTACCGCTAAGATCAACCGCAAGGACGACTACTACGAGGAGTTCGTGATTGGCTGGGACCTCGTCACTCCGGACCACAAGACATGGTTCGAGCAATCGCAGCTCGAGACGGAAGGAATGATTCGCTGGCCGCGCACCAAGATTACTCTTTAATGAAAACTATACTCAAGCTTCGCTCTATC